CCAAGAGAATCTCTCTTGCTCCTGTTTTACTTCATCTAAAAATGTAGAATTTAATTGATCCTTCATAATAGTTAAAGCTCTGTTAATTTGTTTTTGGTTTGATACATCATAGTCTTCTTTTGGTTCTGGTATTCTTATATTTATTTTAGACATTATCTTCTACCATCCGGTTGTATATCTAATCTTAGTGTTCCAAATCTCCACTTCTCACTAGCAGCATCGTTTTCTATTTTAATATTTACAAAACGACCTCTAGCTCTTGTATCTTTTTTATCTGTTGTAGAGTCTACAGTAAAAGGACTTAATGTTGTAGTAGTATCAGATTGTTGTGGATATCTTTTTACTGCTAAGCTTATTTTTGAATTACCTTGTAAATCTTTAAAGTCAGGTATAAATCTTCTAACAGCCACAAATGCTTCACCCGCTATTGATGGTCCTTTAAAAGATCTTTGTTGCATATCAAAATCAAAAGACTTTATAAACGATGTTACGGTTGTTGTTGAACCATCTTCATTAACTTGATCGGTCCCTGTTTCGTGTTCAAAATATTTTGTTTGTCCTAAACCATCTTGACCTATAACTGCAGGAAAAGTTCCGTTAGCTGTGCTATTGTATTTAGTAGCGTATGGTGTTGGGTATATGGTTGCATCCATCCAACTTGTTCTTGCTTCTGTTCCTGTATACCAAACACCCCCTGGTACTTTAGTCAAAGCAGATTCACCATAATTATACACAACATACTTATCGTTAAAAGTAGCTGTTGATGATGGATAATACCAGGTAACTTCTGTAAATAAATTATTTAATCCTGCAGCAACTTGTTGTCCTTTTGTTGTATCAAAATTAGTAAATACAAAATCTTCTACAGAACATGGTAAAGATTTAACTGTACCATCAAATAGAAAGAATCCGTTTGGTGATAACCAAAAAGCTGCACCATCTATTTCTACAACTGCATTCTTACCTATCAGTCCACAGTTTGTGCCCACTTGTTCAAAGCTAAATGTAAATGGAGCACCTATAAATTTCATGGTATACAAAGCATTATCAGTCCATATCAAAATAACTTCTTTAGCTTTTAAAGCACCTACTATTTTAGTTCCATCTTGTAATCTTTGTGTTCCTGCTGAGTTTGTTGCAGAGGGAGAATATATATTTATATTTTCTTGGTCAGAAAATCTAATAAACATATCATCTTGTGTAGTTGTTGTTCCAATAGTTGTCTCTGTTCCAAAGTGAATTAAGTGACGTGTGGTTGGTGATATTAAAGTAACTCTAGATGCAGTTGGATTATTAGATGTTTCAAAACCAGATGTTGTAGTTGATGCTCTATTTAATAAAGGTGTTGCAGCTCCTGAGTTCCATGTAAATGTTTTACCGTTTGCAATATTTGCTACAAGCACTTGTCCAAAGTTATCTAGACTCCAAAGGCCTGGCTCTAGAACTACAGTCGATGCATTCACTGCACTACCAAATCCAGAAAAGTTTGTAGCGTTTGTAACTGTGGCACCACTGCTATGAGCTTGTCCGTTTGACGTACCGATTGTTGCTGTGCCATTCGTACCTCTGGTGATACCAGTTAAATCATTTGAACTTACCCCAGTGTAAGTTATTAACTCGTTACCAACAGCGATTGTCCCTCCTCCTGTTGGAAAACCTGTAACCGATGTTAAAGTTATTGCTGTACCAGATCCTCCCGTACCAGCAGTATCTGCATTAAGAGCACCGTTTAAAGTTGTTGTTGCAACCCCAGATACTGTTCCACCAAAATTACCGATACCAAAACCATAGCCATATGATTGAGCTGATGGTCCAACCGGCTCGTATGGCTTTATACTTAAACTACCTCCAGTAGATACCGTTCCTCCAGCGTTTGAGGATTGTGTTATAGTAAAAGTATCTGATGTTGGGACCGTAATTACTTGAAAAACTTTATCTTCAAAATCAGAAGCAGAAAAACCTGTTCCTCCTGGTAAAGTTACCGAGTCTAATAAAATTATATCTCCTGCTGCTAAACCATGTGAAGCTTTTGTTATTGTGCAAGTAGGTGAGGTATTAACAGTTGCAATTGTTGCTGAAGTTAATGTGGCTTTTAAAGGTGTAACATCATGAAGCTGTCCTTCAAAATATACAAGTAAAAATTTATCTGTTCCAAGGGCGACGTATCTATTACCATCAAGATCAACAAAAGAGTGTTGTTTTCGAACTACACCCACTATTGAATCTGAAACTAATGAAGACCAGCCACCTACTTTTTCAGGAAGACCATATCTAAACCTAACATTATCAGAGTCTACCCATCTGTTTTCTGCACCAACGGTAGTGTCCTGTTTGTCTATTCCAGGAGCAAAAGGAAACTCAACAAGAGCCATAATATTACTCCTATTGGTTAGTTGACTTCAATACCCAGCCAACAGTTACATTAGCATAAACAAGAGTTGATGCTTGACCATTAACATTTAAAACTAAGTTAGAAGTTCCTGCATTTATTTTGTGACTATTTCTATTTATTGTAAGATTGTTTGATGCAAAAAAGTTACCACCATCTATGATTGTAATCTCATCTCCGGTAGCGGCTGTTGATGGTAGGGTGATTGTTATAGGGTTAGTGTTTGTAATTGCAAAAATTTGTTCGCCTGCTACTGCTGTATGAGCAGTTACAGTTGAAGAGTTTACTGTAAGATAACCTTTATTTAATAAACCTAAATTAACATTTGTTGCATCTGAGTATACTAATAGTTTTGCTCCAGGAGGCACTGTAACCCCGGTCCCTGATACAGTTTTAATTGTTAATGTTTTTATAGTTGCAGAGCTTTCTCTTGTGGTAGCATCTTCAAACACCATAATTCTTTCTGAGCTATCAGGAACTGTAACAGTTCTATTTGCTGCTAGTGTGCCAGTTAATTTAAAATATAAATTTTTACCATTAGATGTTGCTCCATTATCTAATGCCAATGCTTGATCAGATGAGGCTACATCTAAAGACAGATAACCACTAGATAATTGCTCTAGTATCTGTAAATTAGTATTTGTTATATTACCCCAAAGACCGGCTTTTTCACCAGTTGTGATAATCTCTAGTTTTGAATTTGTTGAAAATGTTGATGCCATATTAAATCGGGTCTATTTCTACCCAAACACTGTTTGTGTTTGGATCTATTTCACTCCATGTTATTGCCGTTGCATCCTTGACTGTTATAGTCAAAGGAGTCGCATCAGGCGTTACATTTGCTTTACCGATTAATGTAACACTTCCTGTGTTTAACGTCAATTGGTTTCCAGTTACAACTACATTAGCCGCTGCATTAATTACTACACTTCCTGCAGCTAAAGTTAGCCCACTTCCTGCAACAGTTACATTAGCTGCAGCGTTAATTACTACGTTTCCTGTAGCGGCTGTTAACGGACTACCTGTTACATTAACAAGAGCACCTGCTAAAGTTGTAGCTGCTCCAATGGATAATGTTAAAGGACTTCCTGTTACGTTAACTGAAACGTTAGGATCAAATACTGTGCTCGATATTGGAAGAGCAGATATGGCATTGAAACCGAGCATTTATTATGCTCCTGTCAGTGCTTTTATCTCAGCGTCGGTTAATCCTAGATCTTTGAGTTTTTGTTTACCGGATGATTTATCTGTTTCTCTAGCAGTTCTTTCTTCTTCTTCAGTAGGTAACTCTGCCATCTTAGCCTCTATGTCAGCTACTGGTATAGGTGTTGTTCCATTTAACCATTCAATAGTATTAATATTTCCACCATGAATAGAAAACTCTGCTGTTGGATTTATTTTAAGTATTGCTTTTTCAATCATAATTTTATCCTGCTATTTCGTATGCTGTTAATGTTGATATTCCTCTAGTTATATATGTTGCATCATCATCTGTGTATGGTCTATTAATATATAAATTTTGTGCGCTTCCATAATGTAACCCAGCTTGAATTTTATATGTGGTTGCTGAAGTAGTGTTTGGTGTATCTAAAAAACTAGCTGATGAGTTGTGCATAATATAGTTGTCACCAGTTGGACTTTGATTTCTCATAGAAGAAACTGTTAATCTTGTTCTACTACCATCTGCATCACCTATACCAATGTCAGTTGAATCTCTAACAAATTTAACACCCATATATCTTTCCAAACCATCAATATTAATATTAACAACTAAAAATATTTTATTTGAAGCTGATGATGGAGTTATAGATAAACTTAATCCAGATACATCAACAAAAGTAGCAGTAGATGTAACTTGCGTATCAGTTTTAGTTGCAGATACAACTTGCAAAACGTTTCCTGTTACCACAGTTCTTCCCGATCCACCATTAGCCGCTGGCAATGTTCCTGTAACATTGCTTGCTAAGTTTATTGACTGATTTAGTCCTATTCTAGTTAATGCCATAATTTTCCTACGTTATTAATTTATACCCACCAAAAGAAGCTTTATAAAGTCTGTTATCTGTTCCACTATTTACATTAAAATTTCCATAGGCTTCAAAATAATCTCCTACAGAAGCATCGTAAATATAAGAAGTATATAATGCTCCACCTACAATACTATCTTGTGTTAGTCTGTATTGGTTATCAGTTGGAGATGTTGCTGATCCATTTTTGTAAATATATATTTTAGCTTGTCTACCAGTGTCGTTTGATGAATAAGTGTAAAATTTTGTGTAAAGAAAATATTTACCCGCTTGACCAGATGGAATAGTGAACCTCGATGTAGATGTGTCAAAAGCACTATTTGTATCAAATTCTTCGGTATCTATTGTTAGTTTTGTATCTGTATTATCACTTACAGTTTGATAAGAAGAACTGTAATAACCTTGAAAAGCTGGAGTGTTAGCACCAAAACCTGTAGCCGTTCCAGAGTTAGTTATAGTTGCCCCTGACGGAATAGTTATTGTATCTCCTGAAGCACCAACAGTTAAAGTTGTGCCTGTGCTTGGTTGAATTAGATTTGTTTCTAATGTACTCATTATAAAATTACAAATGTACTCCCTGATGGAATCGTGATCGTACCACTAATAGTTACTGGTCCAACCATCGCTCCGTTTGTTGAGCCCGCCAT